GTTGGTAGATGCAGTAGAACCGCATCCGTCCTGAAACCAAGACTTGTGCCTTTGCTATCACTTGCGGCCAGTTCATAAATTAATGGCTTAGCTTCAGACTAACTATGTTACATATTCCGTAAGGAGGTTTGTTTCATTTGGTTAGAGTTGACTAAGAAGACGTTATGACTGATCGTAGTACAAGTGGGCTTTGGTGCAAGGCTCGGGATGAAATCCTGATTTTTATGAGTTGAGAGTGACTACCTGGTCGTGGATAAACGTTGTACAGTGTACACGAATTCCATAGGGACCGGTGGTTACTAATCCTACACATTCCCATACACATAGTTGGGATATCTCGCAACAAAGTCGAGTTTTTCTAATGGTAGAGGGGCTGGAAGTTTACCTTTCAGCGCCTTCTCGTAGATTCTTTGATTGTGGAAGAGCATCCATTGCCCTCGCCCTTCTGTCTCTTTAAAAAGAGTATCTAGTTTGATATTACTATCAAAAAGAAGACTAATACACTTTCGATTAACCATCGAGGTGTATTGTTCTGTGTAGATATTCTTTGTATCGCAGAAAAAGGGTTCAGGTAGTGAATTTTCAGCCACTATCCAAGTAGTCCACGTCATTTCCTTTTTGCTAGGAGATATCGGTCTACTGTGTGACCAGTTAAAGAGGATCTTCTGAACTAGACGTAAATCTAATTCGGTTGGTCCCCCCCAGCTGCCACGCGGTAAACCGTATCCACCTAGCCATTCGGGAATATACCATGGGATCGATGAAACTTTGTTGAGGATATCCCAGTGCTTGGAGAGAAACATCTTCATACATGCTTCATGGAGTCGTGTCGGCGCAAGCCGTAACAGCTCCCTGGAGCGTGCAGACAAGTTATCCTTTTCTGAGGACATGTCGTTAAGACTTATAACCCCGCCTGATCTTTTGAGACCAGTGAGGAGACCTGAGTTAACGTAACTTGTCATTTTTAGGTGTGACTCTCTTTGCACCCTTTGGTATTCGGGCAGAGCCAGTAGCTCATCCTGACTGTACTTGATCGGACTTCGTGTCTTTAGGTCCCAGAGATGGAAGGCCTCCTCAGTACGACTAAATGACGTTGAATTTATATCAATAAATTTCTTCGTAAAATAAGTCTTACCGAGTGATTCCTTTAATCCAAAGAACCTAGCGATACGTCGCCAGATTTCGTATAGGCCCTTCTTGCCTCGCATACCGCAGTCGTCCCCATTGATCATTAGTGGAGCATCC